CTCCATTACTAGTATATAGGATACTAGGAGTGCTTTTGCACTTATCTCAACCGCCCGTGAACAATCTATACGAAATTCTGATCCGAAGACCTCGGCTTTCGCGAAGCCAAAAAGGTTTTAGGGTGGGTTAGCACCCCGCCTGCCTTTTGGGAATAAAGACAGGATAGAAGATAGGTTGGAAAGGATATTAGTCGGTTAGCGGGATAAAGCTAACTCATACTAATAAAACCTTGACGATTTACCTCGTTCCATTCACATGGTGTCTGCGGCCCTTCGAAAGAAGGAAACCGAAGTCCTAAGGTATCTACTTATAATCAAAAGCTGCAAACAATAAAATTCATAATTTTATATTCGCGACCTGAGATTGCAAGGTTGATAAATTAGGTGACATCTTTCGTGTAAAAGCGAAAGCAGCTATTGTTCATCTTTTCACAAAGGTGAAGTTGATAGCTGGAGGTTCTCTATCAAGTAAATTTATTTCCTCTCTAACGGTAACACTAGTTGAACTATGTAAGATCTCACAACAACAAGGAATAAGAGGACTAGTCCTCTACCTTAAGGTTGCTGCAGTAATCTTGCAACAAGCTAGTGCTGGACATAAGGTCCCTGATCTGACCCTGATTGGTCCTCGAGTAAAGAGAAATCAATCAGGACTTCCAAGAATAATTCCTGCCAGTCATCGTTTGGTTATAATTAACCGCCGACCTGGTTGGGAATATTTATTGAGATTTTATCTAACTCTATTTTCTATATATAGAGTTATTCCTCTTCGGGGTAAAGTAAAGTTAAATACTATTACTGATCCCGGAGTAGTAATCAATAAATCGGAATGAAGCGATTATATTAGTAATTTTATTGATCTATTTTTTAGAAATAAAAAATATGATTTAATAAAGTACTATTTAAGAGCTAAAATTTTCCCTATTCTAAGAAGTTCCCCTATCATTCACGTTCTTCGGAAATCCTTAAAGTTCAAATCTAATTCTAAGGTAGTAAAGGAAGTTGATCTTTGATCATCTCATCCTTCTGCTATTTTAGAATCAGCCCGGGTATTGTTTTTATACCAGGGGGGAGCATTATACTCCCGAATTCGAGGATTAGCTGAAGTTTATTTTCCTAAATTGGATTCGTTCTTAGAACTTATGCCAATTGGGTTAAAACGTGATGGTGTGGTTGGTAAACTCTCCCTCAAAGAGGAAGCAGCAGGTAAGATTAGAGTTTTTGCTATGGTAGACCCTTTCACTCAATGACTATTTGCTCCTATTCACAAGTTTATTTTCTCGGTTCTCCGAAAAATACCTATGGATGGAACTTTTAATCAGTTGAGTCCTATTAAGAAATTATTAGGAAAGAAAGGTTTACCTTTATATAGTTTAGATCTTTCAGCTGCAACTGATCGGTTGCCTGTTGATCTACAGGTTCTGATTCTTAATGAATTAGATCCGGTATTTGCAAAATTAAGGAATCCTTCTTTGAAGTTACCTTATTTTGAAATGCCTAGTAGACCTCAGCTTCCATTAGGAGCAGTTTGAAAATCTATTTTGGTAGAAAGAGATTATCTGTTGCCAAAAGGAAATTTATTTCCTGAAGGCCCAGTTAATCTACGGTATTCCGTAGGGCAACCTATGGGAGCCCTTTCTTCCTGAGCTATGTTAGCATTAACTCATCACTTTATTGTCCAAGTATCAGCTTGGAAAGCAGGTTTTCCAACTTCTAAATTATTCCAGGACTATGCAGTCCTCGGAGATGATTTAGTTATTGGGAATACTCAGGTCAAGAATGAATATTTAAAGATTCTTGATAAATTAGGTGTTACTTGTGGTTTACACAAGTCCCTTCTTTCTCCTTCCGGAAAAGGTTTAGAATTTGCTAAATCTACATTTGTAGATGGAGTAAATGTCTCTCCTATTTCCTTGAAGGAACTGAGCTCTGCATTAAAGGACCTAGGTTCGTTCGCGTCTTTTTCAAGGAAGTGAAAACTTAATTGAGATCGACAAGCTCGAATCCTAGGGTACGGATATCTCGCACGAGGAAAAAAGATTATGAAATTAAATCATGCTTTGTTATTAGTCTATATGACTAATTTTATAAAAGCTGATTTTAATTCTCAAATTTTAAAGGCTCGTCCGGGGGCACCGAAGGCATTTGATACTTATGTATTAACTGCCTTTAAGTCCCTTGTAATCGATAAATTACGGAAAAACCTCGAAAGAGATTATGACCGAATTTTAGATTTGAATGAGAGACGTGTTTTAGCTAAGACTCCTTTATTTGTAAAAGAGTCGGATATAAAATCCTGAAAATTAGCTTGAAACGTAGTATATTCAAGTACTATGCTTGAAGCACTAGCGGATCTAGACGAATGTCTTGCCTTACTAGACGAAATGTCTTTAGTAGGCACATTTGATGAAGCCCTTGCCTTGTATCTCGAGATAAACCGGAAAAAGATGATTCCTGTTATTGAACAATTCAGTTTGGATCAGGTAGCTCGACCAATTGAGTCGAAGTTACCTTACCAAGCTCGAATGTTTAGACAGTGAACTCGTCTATCCAGTTCGTTAGTGATTGCTTCTAAAGAGTTATATGAGAAAGAAGTTACTGCTCGTTATGCAGAGTTTGAACTAACAAATTCTGATTTCGAGTGACACGATTATTAGATTATTAGATAACAGCGAATAATGACTTGGTCAAAAGACTGACCATTATTCGATTTTTAAATTAATTAGAGCGTCTTAGTCCGCATTATAGACTATAGTAAAATAATTGATTTAAAAATTTCTGGGATGGCTTAGTTGAAATTAATAAGGAAATAATTTTCCTTATAGGAAAGTAAATCAAGTCATCCATCTAAATCTCTTAAATAAAAGTGTTAAAAACTTTTGGTTTGAATTATCTAAGGGTACTACATCTAAATGATGTAGGGCGTCTAATTCGGTACTATCTGAATTAGATCTCTTAGGTCTTTCAAATCTATCATATAATATAATTTTATATAGAGACCTCAAAATGTGATCTCCAACACCCGCAAGGGTGTTGCGCCTTAGAGCAATCTCTCTCGGATAAAAGTTGTAGAAATACAGCGGGTTTCCGGGAGTACCGGGTCCAGCTGCTTACTCTTACTATACCAG